ACTGTATAAAGGTTCGTTAAAAGCTGCGGATGATATATCTAAATATCTTGAAAAAACAGATGCATTATTAGATGAGAGAACGATTAATGGTGGTACTGTTACAACATTGGCTACAATTACAGCATCGCTTAAATCTGTCCCAGTAATTATGCGAGATCTTAAAGCAGCATATAAAGAAGTTTTAAGTGAACAAAAAGAAATGGAAGGTAGAACTAAAGGAAGTAAAACGATGGGACTTTTTGAGGATGGTCTTGGTGAAATAGGATAATATGGAAGAAATATATTTTAAAGAGGAAGCTAGAAATAAACTTTTAAGTGGTATAAATAAATTACACGATGCTGTAGCATCTACAATGGGACCAAATGGTAAGACGGTTATTATAAGTGATGTGTATGGTAAACCTAAAGTAACTAAAGATGGTGTATCTGTTGCAAGAGCGATTTCATTTAAAGATCCTGTTGAAAATATGGGTGCAGAATTAATCAAAGAAGTAGCAGAACTTACTGTAGATATCGCGGGAGATGGTACTACTACAGCTACAGTTTTAGCTACTGCTTTTATTAACAATTTAATAACCTTTGAATCTAAAGACATTAATAAAGCCTTTGATGAAATAATACCTAAAGTATTAGAACAATTAAAAATAAATTCTAGAACATTGGAACGTGATAATATTAAACACGTTGCTACAATTTCTGCAAACAACGATATAACTATAGGTGAGGTTATTCAAAACGCATATAACCATTCAGATATTATTAAAATTGAAGAATCAACATCTAATAGTGATATATTGGAATTAGTTGAGGGTATGCAGTTAGATGTATCTTATTTATCAAAAGCATTTGTAAATATTGATCGTAAAGCAGAATGTGAATTGACTAATCCACATGTATTAATTATAGATGGTAAACTTGAGAACTTAAAAGTTTTTGAACAATTATTAAACACTGTTGCTGCAAACAACGAATCATTATTAATTATAACAGAACATGTTTCAGAACAAGTATTAAGAATGCTTGAAACAAATGCATTAAGCGGTAATATTAAACTATGTGTAATTAAATCACCTGGATTTGGACAACATAGAAAAGATTTACTGAAGGATATTGCAAAGTTTACACAATCTACAATTATAACAGATTTAAGCAAACCTTATACGTTAAGTATTGCAGGTAAACTGCAGTCTGTAAGAGTTACTAAAAATAATTCTATCTTGGTTAAGGATTCATCAATAGATGTTACAGAAGCAATTGCAGATTTAAATGAATTGTCTAAATCTATAGATCTATCTGAACACGATAAGGATTTGATTATCCAACGAAGAGATAGACTTACAGGTAAGATATCAATCATTAAAGTTGGAGGTGTTTCTGAGATTGAGATGAAAGAACGTAAAGATAGATATGATGATGCGGTATTAGCTGTAGCCTGTGCATTAGAAGAAGGAATTGTACAAGGTGCGGGTTTAGCATTATATCACAGTATTCAAAATGTTTATGATGTAAAATATGATGAAAAAACACCATATCATTTTATAATGAAAAGTCTACTTTCACCATATGATAACATTTGTAAAAATGGGACATGTATTCCTGTAATGAGTAATATGTTTGATCAAAACATTATAGATCCACTTAAAGTTACAAGATGTGCATTAGAGAATGCAGTATCTGTAGCTAAAACAATATTATCAACAGACACAATTATTTTAAATGAGCGTCAATGGAGTTAAACAATTATCAAACACCTATAGATGATAAACTGAAAGCGTCATTACATAAAGAAATATATGGTGACATTTTAGAATATGTATCTAGTGTTAAGTTTATACAAAGACTTGTTGCACCTGAAAGCATTAGAGGGTTTGCTAAAGATAGGGAAAAAGAAGTTGAGTTTTATAATGATGGTAGAATTAAAATTGATTTAACAAACCCTCACATTCTTGAAGATATGGACTTTTTTAGAGAAAAGGCTTTATTTTTTGAAAAGAATGGTAGATATACAAATATACCTCCTAATAGTAATCCTAAGTCTGAGTATGCTGAGTTTTGGAAAGAAGAACTTCGTAAATGGAAACATGGTGTTGTGAGACCTAGTGATGGTGAATGGATTCCAGGAACATTATATTTTTATTGGAACTACAGTCCAATATGGTTAGTTGAAAAGGTAGGTAAGGAATCTGCAAACAAGAAGACTAAGGGAGAACGTCTTCGTAAGTTCCCTAAACCATGGTTAGGTGATTACTTATATTTTCATTATACACAACAAGCTAAGGATAACGGTAAACATGGTAAAGTATTAAAGACTAGGGGAATTGGTTTCAGTTTTAAAAATGCTGCAGAATCACCAAGAAATATGTATGTATATCCTGGTTCAGGTAATCCTAATTTTCACTTAGCTTCAGATAAAACCTTTTTATCAGGTGATAAAGGTATATGGGGTAAAATCTTAGATGTTTTAGACTGGGTTGCAGAACACACACCTTTACCAAAGATGAGAATTGTCGATGGTAAAAAAGCAATGGAACTTCAACTTGGTTACCCTGATGAGTATGGTAACCGTAAAGGATTGTTATCTTCTGTATTTGGAATATCCTTAAAAGATAATCCTGATAAAGCAAGGGGTATTCGTGGACCACTTATTCATTATGAGGAAGACGGATTATTTCCTGACTTAGAAAAAGCATGGAACGTAAATAGAAAAGCGGTAGAGGATGGTGATGTTGCATTTGGATTTATGTTGGCAGGAGGTACAGGTGGTACACAAGGTGCATCATTTGCAGGATCTGAAAAGTTATTTTATAAACCTGATGCATATAACATTTATGGTTTACCAAATGTATATGATAAAAACAATAATGGTGAAACAGAATGTGGTTTCTTTTGGGGAGCATATTTAAATCGAAATAACTGTTACGATGAAACAACAGGAGAACCTGATGTAATCAAGGCTTTAGTGGAGATACTTTCTGATAGATTTGTTGTTAAATATGGATCATCAGATTCATCAGCAATTACACAAAAGAAAGCTGAGGAACCTATTACACCACAAGAGGCAATTATGCGTACTGAAGGTACTGTATTTCCTGTTGCAGATATTAAAGAATATCTTGAAAGTGTGGCTCCTAAAAAAGAATCATTTTTAGCAGAACATTATGTTGGAGAATTAGTTCTTAATAACCTAGGTGATGTAGAATGGAAACCTAATGGAGATATACATCCATTGAGAGCATACGATTCATCTGATGGTAATAAAACTGGATGTTTAGAGATATTTGAGATGCCTCGAAAAAACGCTAATGGTGATATCCCTAGAGGTAGATATATTTTTGGTATTGACCCTATTGATGCCGATACAGGTACATCATTATTTAGTATAATTGGTTTAGATACATTTACAGATAGAATTGTGTGTGAATATTCAGGTAGACCTAGATTAGCTAATGAGGCTTACGAAATCGCGTTACGTACACTTAAATTTTATAATGGTGAAGCAAATTATGAAAGTAACTTAAAAGGTTTATTTAGTTACTTTGATAGTAAAAACTGTTTACACTTTTTATCAGATGTACCTCAAGTATTACGTGATATGGATATGGTTAAAGCAACTAACCTATATGGTAATAAAGCTAAAGGTACACACGCAAATAAAGAAATTAATAAGTGGGGTAGATTGTTACAATCACAATGGATGCAAACTAAAGCCCACGGTGATGATGAAGATAATAGACTTAATCTTCATCGTATTCGAAGTATTCCTTATTTAGAAGAATGTATTGCCTGGAATAGTGATGGTAACTTTGACCGTGTATCTGCAATGGGTATGTTGATGATTTTACGTGAAGATAGATTTAAACGTACTAATTCTTTAAAAGGAAACGTAGATAAAACTGTTAAAAAATTATCAAATGATTCGTTCTTTAATAAAAATTATCAAACGTCAAACACAATAGCTATTACTAATACTTTGAATTTCAATAAATAATAAATAATTATTTGGAATAATTAATAAAATTTGTTATATTAGCAAGTTATATAAAAATAGAAAAAATGCCAAGAATAAATAACTTAACATTACCTCTGCAGAGATTAGCTTTTAAGAAAAAAGATAAACAGTGGAGGACGGATTGTATTGATTATGCAGATCGACATTCCTTCTATAACAATGAAAGAGTTCGTAAAAGTTTACAAAATAAGATTATAAATCTTAATCTTTATAATGGTATTGTAGATATTAGAGACTTAACTAATGTTGTAAACCCACATCAGGTTGATGCAAGTTTTGTACCTGATAATATCCCACACCACCCAATACTCGTCCCTAAAATTGATCTTTTAGTGGGTGAAGAAATAAAACGAAGATTTGATTATTCAATCATTGTTACAAATCCTGATGCTATTACCAAAAAAGAAGAAGATAAGAAGGAGTTTTTAAAACAGAAACTTGTTGAATTTCTTCAGAGTCATTATTCAGATGAGGAATTGAAAGTTAAAATGGAGGAGTTGGAAAAACACATGAAATATAATTGGCAAGACCTTCGTGAAAAAACAGCTAATCAAATATTAAAACATTACAGTCAAGAACAACGTTTTGACCTCACATTTAATTTAGGATTTAAAGATGCCTTAATCTTCGCAGAAGAAATTTATCAATGTGATATTATACACGATGAACCTGTATTGCTTAAACTTAACCCTTTAAAAGTACACTCTGTAAGATCTGGTAATTCAGATAGAATTGAAGATTCTTCTATAATTATTATACAAGATCACTGGAGTCCAAATAAAATTGTAGATGTATATCACGATGAGTTAAAACCTGAAGATATTGATTACATTTTAACATATAGTACAAATTCATCTAAAGGATCTTATTCAGATGATCAAAATAACCACGTACTACTTCGCGACGCATTGAATACAGGGGTTGAGGGTATGTATGATACCATTTTTAATTTAGCAGAACTTAACGGGCACTTTTTTGGGTCTAACTACACCGATGACACAGGAAACATTAGAGTACTTAAAGTATTTTGGAAATCAATTAAACAGATTAAAAAAATTAAGTATTACGATGAATATGGTGAAGAACAATATAAGATAGCGTCTGAAGAATACATTCCTAATAAGGATATGGGTGAAGAAGTTACTACCATGTGGGTTAATGAATGGTGGGAAGGTGTTAAGGTAGGTAAAGATATTTATTTAAATATTAGACCTCGAAAAGTTCAATATAATAAAATACATAATCCTTCACTCTGTCATCCAGGAATTGTAGGTCAAATTTATAATACAAGTCAATCTAAAGCTGTTTCATTAGTTGATAGATGTAAAAACTATCAATACATGTATGATGTAATTTGGGATAGACTGAATAAAGCTATTGCTACAAACTACGGTAAGATATTTGAATTAGACCTTGCTAAAGTTCCTGAAAACTGGGAAGTTGAAAAATGGATGCACTTTGCTGTAGTAAATAAGATTGCAGTTATTGATTCATTTAAAGAGGGTCAACAAGGTGCAGCTACAGGTAAACTTGCAGGTTCTATGAATACTCAAGGTGGACGTGTGATGGATATGGAAACAGGTTCTTATATTCAACAACACATTCAATTATTGGAGTTTATTAAAATGGAAATGGGTGAAATTGCAGGAGTATCTGCTCAACGTCAAGGACAAGTTTCAAATCGAGAAACTGTAGGTGGTGTTGAACGATCTGTAAATCAATCTAGTCATATTACAGAATGGTGGTTTATGTTGCATGAACAGTGTAAAATTCGTGTACTTGAAACATTTATAGAAACTGCTAAAGTTGCATTAAAAGGGAATAATAAAAAAGTACAATTTCTTTTAGATGATCAATCAATACAAGTTTTAAATTTAGAAGATAATGATTTTTCAGAACAAGACTACGGAATTGTAATTACAACTTCTGGTAAGACAATGGAGCTTGAACAGATGATTAAACAAAATGCTCAAGCATTTTTACAAAATGGAGGTTCTATGTCTACAATCATGGATATATATTTTAGTTCATCGTTAATGGATATGCGTAGAAAACTTGAAGATGCTGAAGAGCAAATGCATCAACGACAATCTGAACAATCTCAAGAAGCTAATAAAATTCAACAAGAACACAATCAGGCATCTATTGATTTAGAAAATAGAAAACTTGAACTTGAAGATTTGAAAAATCAACGAGATAATCAGACTAGATATGATATTGCACTTTTATCACAAGAAACTAATGCTGGTGATTTAAATGGTGATGGGGTTGAAGACCCGATGGAGCGTGAAAAATTTAATCTGAGTGTAGATCAAAAGCGTCAAGATTACATTTTAAAAATGAAACAACTTGAGAATGATATGAGTAAACATAAGGATAACGTAGCATTAACTAAGGAAGCACACGCAATTTCAAGAATAAAAAAGTCAACAAAATAGCTATTAGTGACAATCTCAATTTAAAAGGTTGTCACTAATTAATTTGCTTTTAAATAAAAAAAACATTATATTTGCAAACTTTATAACATAGGGAGAAAATTATGGAAGATGAAAACGATTTAATGTCAATTTTTGGTTCTAATCAAGAACTTAATTTTGACGGTGATTTTACAAATACACTTGATGAAGATCAAGTAGATGAAGGTGATCAAGATGACACCTTAGATATGAATAAACAACCTGTCGAGGAAGAAGAAGATTCTCCAGAGGACGTAGATGGGGATGAAGACAACACTGATGAGGGTGACGATTCCTCTGATGAAAATTCTCCCAACCTATATTCTTCCATCGCAGATGTTCTTTTTGAACAAGGAATTATACCCTCATTGGAGTCTTCACAAGAAATTAAATCCGTTGACGATTTTGTTGACGTGTTTAAAAAAGAAATAGGTGTTCAAGCAGATCGAAAACTTGAAGAGTATTTAAACAATTTAGATTTAGAAAAAATTGCTACATCTCGCAAAACACAACTTGAATTAAATAGTATTGACGAAGATTATTTAAAAGATAATTTGGAAATCGCTAAAGATATTATTTTTAGAGATTATTTAAATCAAGGTTTGTCAGAAGATCGCGCTCGTAAAATGTTACGAAAAACAATAGATCTAGGTGAAGATACTGTTTTAGAGGATGCCCTGGAGTCTGTTCAAAGTTTAAAAGAGTTTGAAGCTAAACAAGAAGAAGTTGAAAGAGCTCGTTATACTCAGTCATTAGAAGAGCAACGAAAACATCAGGAACAGTTAGATACAACTATAAAGAATTACATTTATAATTCTAATGAAATTGTTAAAGGTATTCCTAATACTAAAGCCTTACAAGAAAAAGTCTTTAGAACAATGACTGAAGTTGTTTCTAAGAATCCTCAAACAGGAGAATTAGAAAATAAATTAATGAAAGAACGTTCAGCTAATCCTATTGAGTTTGATACAAAAATGTATTACCTCTACGAATTAACAAATGGTTTTTCTGATTTAAGTAAAATTTCAAACACTGTAAATTCAAAAGCTGTTAAAAAATTAGAAACAGTTTTACGTAAAACAAAGTTTGAAGATAATGGTACTCCAGGGTACATGCAGGATCCAAATAGTTACAATGGTTTTGGGTCAGAATTAGTTTTATAAAGTATTAATAATTAAATAAATAAATATGTCTTTAGGTAAATTTGTAATGACCAAGGGTAAAGCTTGGTCAGGATTGACTCTAAAAAATCACATCGGTGCTATTTTTGGAAGTCAGCCACAATTAATCTCTCCACTAACAACTGTGTTGTTACAAAATTCAGGAATGAAAAATTTAGATACTACGTTATCATTATTTCCTGAAAAAGTTTTAAATACTGCTGACGATTTCGTTTGGAAAGTTGTAGGTAGTGATGAGAGAAATATTCCACTTGTTGAAGCAAGATTTCAAGGTGCTGTAGTTAACGGTGCTAGTGTAGGTGTGGGTGTTGCTAGAACAAAATTTCAATTAGTATTTGCTGAGAAGTGGTTTACTAAAATGCACGTAATTGCAGGACCTCGTCCAGATGTATATCAAATCAGAATTCTTGAAGATGCGTATGAAGAAGGTACTAACTACATTTATGATTGTGAAGTTTGGGGTGGTCAAGAATCATTAGCTGGTATTCCTGGAGATGAACTTTTACCAGGTAACAGATTCTCTATCGAGGGTGCTCCTGTTGAGGATGAACTTTCTATCAAAGGTGCAGGTATTCAATTTACTTCTCCATACTTAATTAGAAACTCAGTTTCTACAATGCGTGTTGAGCATAAAGTATCTGGAGCAATGATTGATTGTAAAGTAGAGCCTGTATATTTTGCAGGTATTGAAACAAGAGATCCTAACACTGGAAAAGTTCACAAGTCAAGCACTTGGATGCAGGAAGTTTACTGGCAGTTTGAAAAAGCATTCTCTCGTATTAAATCACGTACAATTATGTTTGGTAAAACAAACCGTGATGAAAATGGTCGTTTCTTAAACAAAGGTAATGCTAACATTGAGATTAAAGCTGGTTCAGGTATTCGTGAGCAAATGGAAGTATCTAATACAATTACTTACAACCGATTCTCTATGCGTCTTTTAGAAGATGTATTGTCTGAATTATCTGAAGGTAAATTAGATTGGACTGAAAGAAAGTTCATGTTGAGAACAGGAGAAAGAGGAGCTGCTCAATTTAATAGAGCTGCAACTGCTGCTGCTTCAGGATGGAAAGCTATCTTTGATAACACTAACCAAAACGCAGTTAAACAAGTTTCATCTAAATTTAGTGAGAACGCATTTAAAGCAGGATTCCAATTTACAGAATGGATAGCACCTAATAACATTCACATTATGTTAGAGGTAGATCCAATGTATGATGATAAAGTTCGTAATAAAATTTTACATCCTGATGGAGGAGTTGCTGAATCTTACAGATATGATATTCTTTATATCGGTTCTATGGAAGAACCTAATATCCAAAAAGTAAAAGTACGTGGTGATGATGAATTACGTGGTTATATGGCAGGTATTAGAGATCCATTCTCTGGACGTAGAGGTGGTGTTATGCAATTGATGGAAGACTCTGCTACAATGACTGCAATGTGTGGTACTGGAGCAATGGTTAAAGATCCATCAAGAACAGCTACTTTAAAACCAGCGTTGTTAGATTAATAATATGTAGGTTTTTAGAGGTGTACCTTAAACACCTCTTAATTTTAATAAATTAATGGGAGAAATAATGGGAGAAATTACAAAAGAAAAAAAGTTTACTTTACCTGAAAAAATAGTTACAGTAAAATATATTCCTCGTAAAAAAGGAATGGCATCAAATGTTGGCGAAGATCACGTATTAGCTGGAGGAATGTTGAGTGGTTCAATAAAAAAGTTCCAAGCACCCTTGTTGAGAAATGGTTCAATTGTAAACATTTTAACGTCTGAAGAAAAAGAATATCTTGAAGGAGTTACAGGTTTAAATTTATCAGTTTATGGTGAATTTTGGACAACACATTTTGTATCACTATTTAAAGACGATAATAGATTTGATTTAGGTAATCCGATGGATTATATTTCATATAAAATTTTAACGTTTTTAAAAGATGATATATCACCTAATTGGGCAGATCGTAATAAAAAACAAACCTACCAATTTGTTGTTACAGATAGTGATGAAGAACTTTCTGAAAGAAAACAAACTTTTGACTTTAAGAAAAATGCTTTTAAACTTTATGGTAAAATTGAGGATGATAAAGAAAAACTTCTTAGTATTTTAAAACTTCTCACAAATAAACCAGTGTCTGAAGATACTTCTTTAAAATGGTTACAAACTAAAGTTGAGGAGCATCTAGATAAAGAACCAAAATCATTTGTAGAATTAATGACAGATTCTAATTTAGAAACTAAAATGTTAATTCAACTTGCTGAGGATAAAGGTGTTATCATTAAAGCTGGAAATAAATATGCTACGGTAGATGGTTTAGATTTATGTGAAAATGGTCAAACCGCTTCTTTTGAAAATACTGTTACATATTTAAATAACCCAAAACATCAAGAAGTTAGAAGTCTAATTGAGGCTAAGATTTTAAAATCTAAAAAATAACTATGACTACTGCTGAATTTAAAAATGAGTTTCAAATACACTATAATGCAATAGCATCACAAAGTGCACCAGGGTTAGATGATTATGAAATAAGTCTTTTTCTAACTAAGGCTCAATTGGAAATTGTTAAGAATTATTATAATACCCTAGGTAATAAGTATAAGAAAGGATTTGAAGGTTCAGAAAAAAGAAGAGTTGATTTAAAAGAACTTATTAAAACATATGAATCATCAACAATCATTTCCTCTACAGAGGGTATTGTGGATACTTCTAAATTTTTTAAAATACCCGATGATGTATTTTTAATTGTATATGAAAATGCAACATTAGGTGAAGATGTGTGTTACAAAGATAAACAAATTAAAGTTATTCCTAAAACACATGATGAATTTAATATTCAATATAATAATCCTTTTAAACAACCTGATCATACTGTAGCATGGAGATTAAACGTGTCTAAAATAAATAATAATAAAGTTGTAGAATTAGTTTCTAAATATACAATTGACAAATATCAAATACGATATATTAAGTATCCAAGACCAATAATTCTATCTAATTTTGACACAACATTTCCTAATGAGAATATTTCTATAGATGGTTATAAATTAGCTTATAGTTGTGAATTGGATGATAGTATCCATCGCGAAATAATAGACCGTGCTGTAGAATTAGCGTTAAGGGATTATAAACCGTCTAACCTAGAAAGTAAAGTTCAGTTAGATCAACGAAATGAATAAATTATAAATAATAAAAATAAAAAATTATGTTTGGACCAAATCAAGTTGGTGAATTAATTATTGGGGCAACCGCTTCTTCAAGCACTACCACACAAGATTTTGTAGCTAATGCTGCAGATAAAGCGTTGGTTGTACATTCTGAAAATGGTACAGTTGCTGCTGCAAATATACCATTTAGAGTATTACAAAAAACAGCAGGTGACGCAGGTAAGGGATTAAATTACGAATTTTCAGATGTTGTAATTCCTAGAAATGTGGAGAAAGTAACAGTTGCTACATATGCACCTGAAATTCAAAAATCTGTAACTGTTTCAGGTTTTACAGGTAATGTACTTGCAAATACAACTTATGTTGCTGAAATTAGATTATATAACGACGGTGGTTCGTTATCACCTGAAAACTTTACAATCATTCAAGGATTTTATGTTACAGGTGCTTCAGTAACTGCTGAAACTGCAACTACAATTCGTGATGGACTATTGTCTTCTTTAAGAAAGAATATCATCAGAAGAGGTGATTTCGAATTTGCAACTGCTACAGTTGCATCACCTATTGGATTTACAATTGCAGGTAAAGTACAAAAAGTTGTTCCTGGTAAAATCATTGGTAAGCAAATTGAATTTGATGTGACTGCTAAGACATATCAAAATCTTCAAGATTTAACACAACCTCAACAAAACTTAGGTTTACTTACAGCTGTAACTACAGCTAATAACAACCCTGGTTCAGGTACTGCAAAAGCAGCTATCAATTACGAATGGTTTGTTAAAGGTGTTAAATATGAGCCTTACAGAGCAACAGGATATCCTGCAGACTTTAATACACCGTATTATGCATCTGCTGCTGGATTGTATAACACAATTCAAGTTGTTTATTTTGCGGATCGTAAAGAAACTTCTGTTGAAAGACAATACAAAGTATTGACTATCATGGTTGATAAAGTAACTGATACTTTAGCAAACAACGCTGCAACAAACACTATCCTTACAAGTATTCGTACGGCTGTAGGAAGTAATGCGGTAGTTCCTGCTAACTTAGCTGTAGCATAAACATTATAAAATTAACCTTAAAGGAAGAAGACATAAATCTTCTTCCTTTTTTTATATCTATAAAATGGTAAAAATAAACAATTTTGAAATATTAGAAGAAGGTGGTAAATTGGCAATTGATGTTGAAACTACTGTGGGATTTAGTATCACTTCTATTTTACTATGGGATAGTACAACTTTTAAAGATTATACAGCCGCAGTAGATTTATCATATAAGTTGGTAAATATTAATAATAAGGAAGTATTTTTTGTAACCGCTATAGAATTAGGTATTACATCTTTTGATAATGTTAATTTTATAGAAGTTGAAACAAATGACACTACAGACACAAGTTGTGATACATGTCAACTTCCAACATTGGGAATTACTTATAATTTAGCAGAATTTAAAACCTGTTTAATTAATTATATACTAGAACTTAAAAATACAGGATGTCCTACCTGTAATGGAGCTATGTTCAATGACACAGTGTTAATGATTAACCTCCTAATAGAAACAATAGAGAATTGTTTTGAAATAGGTTACTATACACAAGCTTTAGATGCGCTTGTAAAATTAAAAAAGATATGTTCATTCAATACTTGTAAAGATTGTAAGACTGTAGCTTGTGCGTCTTGTAATAAATTTAAACAACACTAATATGTTACCAGTTAATGATAAAAATCATACATCATTAGTAATAGGTTCAATTGAAAAGATTTACAACAAATCTAAAATTTATGGTAAGTTTAAAATTAAAAATTTATACTTTATAGATATAATTTCAAACTTATTAAAAAGTAAATGTGTAACACTAACTAATGAACAGACTAATGAATTATTATCAATTTATTATGCTGTAACTTTTCAATCTGATGAAATTTGTAGACCTACAATTTGTAAAACATATCAAACTTCAGCAAGACCTAAATTTATACAAGCCGATAGTGAAGATTGTAACGATGTACCTGCTTTTCCTAAAATATATTATTGGCAAGAATCTTCTACAGATTCCAATTTAGCTTCAATAAGACCTCTGGTTGATGATTTAGGGTATGTTAAAGATAAACTATCAGACACTTATGAATCGTTTAACACAGGGCTTACAATTCAATATTCTAATATTGGTAGAATTTGTTTCTTAGCTACTGAGTCGACAATAACAACATATCAAATGTTTGATATTTTAGGTAATCGTGTTGAAGATGTATTTGATATTGTAACAATACCTTTAATTAAATCAACATTGTTTGTTTCTAAAAATATATATAGTCACGGAGATATTTACTTTAAAATTAAAAAATAATGGCAGATTACAATAATATACCTAAAGGTTTAAAACTTACAACACAAATTCCTTTAGATGTTAAAACATACGTTGCAGATGAAGCAACGCTCGCATATTTAGGTACTGGTGATAATTTAGCATATACATATTATGACGGTTTACGTGTATTCTGTATAGCTGAACGAAATATATATGAGTGGCGTGAAGTTAAAGTAGGTGAAGCTAATACAGGTCTTGTAGCACTCGACTTTACATATCCTTCAGGACTAACGACATTTGGTATTAACTACTCAGGTAAAAAATATAACTTTTTTAAAGTTAGAACCGTACAAGGTTTTAATGACAGTGTATCTATTGATATAAATTCTACATCACCGAATGTATCTTTAGAAATAAAAGAAAACCTTCAACCTCTAGGTTCAGGAACATCTGTCTATAATGGATTTGATAATACCACAAAGAAACACAAAATAAAAGGTATTAAATCTAATACATTATCAATTACAAACAATACGGATGATGTAAATATAGAGATTCCTGAACTTGGAGCAAATACAATCTATGTAAATAATAAATATACGGGAGGTAGTTCGAACGGATCTAAAACTAAGCCTTATACTACAGTAGCGAGTGCTGTTACAGGTTATATCGGTACAGGTACAAGATTAGCTCCTGAAAAAGCAGGATATGTATTATATATAGAGAGAGGTAATGGAACGTATGACGAAACAAACCTAAACTTGACTATTAAAGGTTTAATCTTTTACCTGGAGAGAGATACTGCAATAAATGCAACTAACGCATCGAATTGGTTATTTGATTTAGATAGTGGTGTTGGGGCTACATTTGGATATAACCATACTGAAGTTTTTTATATCTACGGAATAATTAATCTATATGGTAATGGATTTAGAAGTAGTGGAACAAATTCAACAGGCACTTATACAAACACATCTAGTGTAGAATTAAGAGGTAGCGGTAGGATAGATTTACGATTAACACCTGCTGAAATATCTTCAGATCCTACACTTCAAAGATACACGTTGATAAGTGCAGGTAAAGTAAATCCATTAAACCAAAATGGACAACTTACTACATTTGTAATAAATGACGTAACATTATATTCTGCAAGCCAAAGGATTATTGATTTAGGAGGTCAAGTAATACAATTAAATTACGTGACTATTGCAAGTTCTTATGATTCAGATATTATATTATCCGACTATAAAGGGATATTAATAACAGGAGGTTCGTTCCGAGCATCTTATGGAAGTATTGGAGGTTCAGGAACAGTAACCAGGACAGCTTTAATTCATGTAGAGGGAAATCAAACAAGCTTAACTCACCCTTATCATCAACCATCTTTAGAACTGAGAAACGTTGTTACTAGTGGAGGATATTTGAATTTTATATCTTACAAGCACAACGCAATACCATCTTTTGATTTCTCAGGTAAGATTTTGATTATAAATATGTCAAATAGCTATTTGTTAGCTGACTCCTTATTATATAATCAATCAGGGACTATAAGTACGTTTGATATTAAAAATTGTGTTCTTCCTGGATTTCCTAGATTAAAAAATACAGCTTCTCTGTACGATGTTAAAATATATCCAACAGCATCAAATGTAATTGGAGCATACATAATAGATACACTACCTGAATATCCTAATTATACAGCAGCGGTATCAGCATTGCTACCTGCTGGAGCTAAGTTTACGAATACAAACGAAAATAACGCAGATAAGAACACGTGGAAAACACAAACGGTATAACAAACATAATTAAATAACAATATGATACAATGTAATGAAATAAATCAGACGATTAATGAATTGTTAATAGCGTTTCAAACATGTAAAGAAGTAAAACCTTCAGATTTAAATTTATTGGTAGAACTTGTAGCTGCTGTGAGTACTTGTTCAAATGGTGGACCTAACTACGATACGTTAAATTCAATAACTTATGACACAATGGGTATTGTAACATTCCCTGTTAACTCTTTCCACAGCTTTAGTCTTAATGTTTTAGAAGGTAACATTATCTATGAAGGTAATGTTTTCCCTGCAGGGAGTACAAGAAATGTAGAATTTACAACACTTAATCAAACTGCAGTATCATTTAACGTATTGGCAGGTGGTAAAGTATTTTTTGAATATTTAACAGAAACAGTATAATGGCTAAAGTAGAATCAACATTAAGTTTAGGTGGTTCAGGTTCTACACCTAACTTACAACAAGTAACAGATGAAGGAAATACTACTACTAATGACATTATATTAGATGGTACTAGAAAAGTAAAATCTATTGATGGTAATAAATATTTTGAAGTTACTCCTACCGCAGCAAGAATAGTTGCTATTGGTGGAGATCCTGGAGATGAAAAATTCGCTATAGTTCAAGTAAATGCACCAGGCGAAGTATCTATAGATGGAGATTCTTCTGTGTCTATACATTCAGAAATAGTAGAAATTTTAGGTAAAAATCCAGCATTTGAAGGTGCACAATATAATCAGGATTACTCCTCTAACTTTACAGACAGGAGTTTAGTTGACAAAGGGTATATGGATGGAGAACTTATTCATAAAGCAGACCTAGTAGGAGGAGTAGTGCCTGAATCTCAGTTACCATCTTATGTAGATGATGTTATTGAAGCGGCTAACTTTGCAGCTTTACCTGTTACAGGAGAGTCAGGAAAGATATACATAACTATTGATAACAACAAGACTTACAGATGGAGTGGAAGTACTTATGTAGAAATATCATCTCCTCAAATCCCTGCGGTATTAGGACTTATAAAAATAGTCGATAAAGCTGGCGATTTCTTCACGAATTTAGCGACTGCTTCGGCTTATATCAGAACTTTTACAAGTGCAACGATAACGGATGAATCTTATAGTAATGGTACGTTTTGGTTTACTGTTCCGAATGGAAGTAGTTTTGCATTATCTACTTTATTTTTAGGTAAATCCGCTCAAAATACTACTGCTTATATAGAAGACACTTTAGGGTTAATAACCACATTTGGGTCATTAACCTGTTATAAAAACAATGGGGATAACATATTGTTAAACTCTAACTTTGGCGCTACCAGTTTTCAATATGCAGGTGGGAACAATACTTTTAGAGATTGTACTTTTTCAGTTAATCTTTTCACAAGTTCTAACGGAACTAACATATTTAGAAATTGTACTTTTGGAAATAGCGCATTTGAGAGTTATTCGGGGGTAGCAAGATTTCAAAATATATTACTTTCAAGCCCCTCAAATATTTTTGCCCCAACCTCCTCAGGTCGCTTTGAAATCTACGGAACAATAGGCACAACAACGGGTAATGATTACGCAAACTTTTTCCCAACAAATACCGCTGTAATTTGGGCAAAAAAAGTAATGCAAACAAATAACGCGGGCGGTATTGAGGGCGATTTAGCAAGGGCGCAAACAAATGGAGCAAAGTTATTTTTTGGGTATGCGGACGGTGGAGCAACAGACCTATCATACACCGCAAGTCCGACAAACGGAATAGTAGTAAGTTCGACGGGTACAGATGCTACTTTACCTTTAGCCGACGGAACAAATGCGGGGTTAATTTTACTTGATTCATTTGGTGATGTTATAATTGATACTGATTTTATAACCGCTCCTACAATCGGAACAATAACACAACCTACATTAATTACTCCTACAGGTAGCGTAATTTTAAATGGATTGCCTACTGCTGATTGGGTAATAACTGAAACACCTACAACGTCTGGACTAACAGGATTAACAGGTAGCACTTCAACAACTACAATAACAGGATTAACAGACGATACTACCTATACATTTAAAGTAACAAGTGATGGGGAAACCTCAGTAGCTAGTGCAAATGTGGTTATTGACCCACAACCAGTACCAGCTGAATACTTTGTAAGACCATTAGGCACAACTTATGGAGATAGTAGCGGAACTAGTTTTGCAAATGCTTTTACTGGGTTTAGTGGTGTAAATTGGGCGGTATTAAATACAAAAACGCTTAATGTAGTTGGTACGCATCTTGAAGAATTAAACGTACAACAAAACGCAGTTACTATTGTTGGTAATCACGTAAGTGGTGCGGGTATTATTGATGCGCAAAATACTAGGGTTTGTTTAAGAATTAATGGCTATGATAATATTACAGTTAATAACCTAACCATGAACAACGGACTAGTATCTAACGCTTTTAATATGCTTACAACTGGCACGGTGTATAACAATTGTATTTTTGATACATCAGGAAATCAAACAGTACAACATGAGGGTAATGTAATTACTGATGTAATATCGGTAACCTACAATGGATGTACTTTTAAAAATGGTACTGATGATGGAGTTTCACTACATGGAAATAATACTACCGTTGTATTGAATAACTGTTCAATGGAGAACAACTCGCAAGGAGTTAACGCTATTAATACAGGTGTATGTACTATTAACGATTCTAACTTCTTGAACAATACGGTAGATGTACAACCTGATTCTAGTTCAGATATTACTGTTAATAGAAGTACGTTTAGAAGTCAACTTTCCGCTAATAGCTCAGTTGCTTTAAAAATTAACAACTGTACAATGTTATCAGGTGAAACAGTTATTACTTCGCTAGGTTCTATTGAAGTAAGTGATACTAAGTACTTGGGATTATCTAAGATAACTAGTAACCAAACTGATATTGCTAAAGTTAAAATTAGACGTTGTTATTTTGAAGTTAGTACAATCGCAAAAGTAACCTCAACTGGTAATGCTGTTTATGATTTGAATTACTCAATATTCAAACACATTTCAGGAACTAACGTTTATGCAATTTCTACCGTAAACGGTGGAACAGGAACATCTATCGTTAATAACTGTACATTTGTAGGCTCATCTTCAACCGGTAGAGGTATAGCTGCAGGAAGTAGAATTACAGTAAAAAATACAATTTTCCAAGGGCTTAACTTAGTTGTAAATCCAAATGGAGCATTAGCAATAGTTGTGTTTGACAAATGTTGTACTTATCTTAATACCACAATAAATGTAAATCAAAATGGAGGTACATTTACCAATACAAATAGTATAACTACTAATCCTTTAATTACCGATATTGTAAACTTAGACTTCTCTTTACAGTCGGGTAGTTCATGTTGGAATACAGGTGCTACTTTAACGGATGCGGTAGGTATATTAAGTGCAAATTGGGTTACAGGTATGCCAACTGTAACAACCAAAACGCAACCGGCAACGTGGGATATTGGAGCATACATTCACTAATATTTAATTTATAACAATGAAAAAAATACAAGCTACACACATTAAAAATAACCCACCGACCAGCGCTCAAAATATTAGCGCTGGTTATAATGTAGGTCAATGGTGGGAAGATACCGTTACAGGGTGTAAATACTACCATAAAACAGATGGAGTATGGGAGTTAGTCATCTCAGAAAATCATCCTACATTTGTAGAAGTTAATGATTTAACTGATTTGCCTACTCCTGTAAGTGGAGTGATTACTTTAGTTGCAAACTATACCTACTTATTTTTAAAGCATATTGATTTACTCGGCTCACGTTTAGTGTGCGGTCAAAATACTGTAATAGTTGGTTGGAGTTCAGAGAATTGCTCGATTAGTTCTACAGGGTTAAGCGGTGCCACTGCTTTGATAACTTCTACTTATTCTTTACCTATTAGAAGCATCTCATTTACTCACGCTTTAGTTTTTAATTTACAAGGCGATGGAACCACTACGGCTTTGGATTGGTTCGGAGTTAATCTTTTGAATTGTACAAGCGGTGGAACAATTAAAGACTACG